ACAAGCTATAATCGGTGAACGTGTAAGTTTGGGCGAAGAATTCAGCCTTTGTTTTGCTGATCTGAATTGAGGTGTTGTAATAAGGCCCAGTGCTTGCGTTTGCTGTGTAATTGTATTGAAGGAGCAATTTTCCTTCATTGATGTCTGGATAAACAGGATCGGTATACAGCCGAATAAACGGGTAATACGTGTCTGTCTGCCCGTTAGCGCGAGTATTCGTTGTCGATAAATAGATATCTGATGTACCAGCGGTTACCGACAACATCGAAATTAGCTTTGATCCGTTTGCATTCTGGACTTTAAAGTTAAATGGACTCGAGGTGGATGTGCCTGTGAATGACAGATTAGAATGAGGCGTCGAGGAAGTTAATGGTGCGAATGTCAGTGCCGTAGTCACATCGTTTGAAGTCAGCGAAACATTGCCCGTGCGATTATTGAACGTATTCGTGATCGTCTGCGTGCTTGCCAAATAACGTGAATCAGCATATCCTCTGGTTAGGATCGAGTTTGCCCCATAGAGCAATGTCAGGGTTGTCGGCATCAAGAGAGTAGCTAAAGCATGCGTCCCGTTATTGGCAAGCTGGATTCCAACTTGGTCGTCAGAATTCTGACTGGTCAAACTAGTCGAAGTTGAATTCCCTGTCAGATCGCCAATCGACCCAGAAATCATGGACAATTGAGTCCGCTGATTCGAATGAGTGTCGCCCGGTGCAAATGTAACTTGTATGTTGTCTCTCTGGGCGTATAACTGGCTGAGACTGTTGACTGCGAGGTCAGACGAACCAAGAAAAACACCCGATTCCGAAACTTCCAGAAAATGCTCGTCGTGCAAAGCGTTTGTCGATGTTGTGAGGCAAGCCAATCCAACTTGAAAAGAGGCTGGCTCCGCACCGTTTGTGGTACTGTAAAAACCGTTGTATTGCTTCTTCGTGTACGACCCGCTGGTATAAACCTGAACATCACCTCTCACCCAATTCGTGCCGCTAATCAGCGTGCTATTGGCATGAGTGATATTTGCCAGCGAGGTTTGCAATCCATCAGTTAAACCTACGACATTCCCATTAGCCTTTTTCAGAAAGACCTTACCATCTGCTGTATTTACAGCCAACTCACCCGCCGACAAACTGCCAGCAGAAGGTGTCGCACCAGATGTGGAGGATCGCTTTAACTGGATGGTCTGAGCCATTATCAGAACGTACCCCCATCAATTGTCGTTGATGTGCCAAGGATATCCGTTCCAATCGCCAACCCTAAATTTGTTCGAGCCGCCGATGCCGTTGTAGCACCAGTGCCACCATAAGCCACGCCAACCGCTGTTGCTTGCCAAGTACCAGTAGCAATTGTGCCGACCGATGTCAGGCTTGATCCCGTAATTCCACTGCCCAGCGTACTGGATGTCAGCACCGAAACACCATTGATGCGGTATTCTTTGCTAGATGCAATCGAGACATGCTCAGAGATCGTCCAAGCACCTGTAGCCGAAAACCAGTTGATCGTTTTGTCAGTTGCGCCTTTGAGGGTGATACCACCGCCGTCAGCAGTCGTATCAGTGGGCGTTGCAACTGCACCCAGCTCAATATTCTTGTCGTCTACGTTGACTGTCGTCGAATTAATTGTGACCGTTGTGCCGTTGACAGTCAGGTTGCCCGTGATCGTCGTATCACCAGAAACAGCCAGCGTGCCTGTAACTGATGGGTTTGTGTTTGTCAAAGGCGTATAGGTCAGTGCCGTTGTCACATCCGAGGATGTGAGCGTCACATTGCCTGTACGAGTGTTGAACGTGTTGACCACATTGGTCAGATTGGATAATTTGCTGGTCACAAACGCTGTCGTTGCAACTTTGGTGCTGTTATCCGATCCAGTCTGGGTTACGGCAATTAAATTGCCTGAGAACGTCTTGTCGCCACTGACCGTTTGCGTTGAGCTAAGAGTTAGAAACGCCCCCGGCCCAGCAATAGCCAATATCGACGAGGCTGATCCTGCCGTGTCGCCAAAGCCATAATATAGGGTGTTGTCAACTTCGTTCATCGCAAGCTCGGCGTTGAGCAGGCCTGATGGCGCACCTGTTGCACCCGATGTTCTTCGCTTGATTCGGATTGGATTTGCCATCAGAAATTTCCTCCGTCAGTGACAACTGACTGCTTGATGTTTGCCCATTTGCTGATTGATTGGTTGTAGCTGAGTAGATCGCCTTGCGTTAGGCTGGATAGCTGGACATCGCCAAGGCTTGCTAAATTCGAGCCTGCTGCCCCGGTTTGCCCCGGCTGCCCTTGTGGGCCTGTCGCCCCTGTGTCGCCCTTTGAACCCTTCTCGGCAACGCATACCGAAACCCGATACGTATCCTGAACGGGGGCTTGAACGCTCACCTGATTTGTAGGAGAGACAACAACATTCACAGGAGGTTCGAGCCGAACCCTGACTTGGATTGGATCAGCCACGGGGGATCACCAGGAAATTGCCAGCGAGACGGGTTTTCGTGATATCACCATCTGTGAACGTCATCCACCACTTGTAGCTACCAGCACCAGCAGCAGTCGTCTGACTGTCTGACCACGTTACCGTAACCTTCCCTGTGGTGGAGTTAGCCGAGGTCGTTGCGTTGTAGGTCAGGTTGGAGGTCTTGAACGCTGCCGCAAATGTCATGTTGGCTATGCTGATCGTGCTGGAGCAGTCCGTTGCGGGAGCAACCGTGACCACCATCTGCACATCGTCTCCGGCGACTGCCGAAATATTGAGCGTTGCTGGGAGTTGGATGAAATCTGGCATCCTTAGGAGACCTCCTCGATGTCTGTCCAACCCTCGCGTGACTCGTATTCTTCCAGTTCTGCCAGCAAGCTCACATAAGACTGGACTAAAGCCTTGTTCACCCCTGATCGACTGGGAGACAGGGAATCGCTATTGCGTTCGCCCTCGATCTTGGACCGTTCACCTGTGCTGGCAGGAACCTTTACCGACCCGATGTTATCGCCTTCAGAAACCGTTGTTTTAGCTGGATCAGCCTGGGGTAGAATCTCGTTGCGAATTTCATCCCTAGCGATCCCAAGCGAGTCAGCATCTGGTGAATCAGATTTGCCGTAGCCAACGATATCGCGAGACTCATTAATAGTGATAACTCCACCACCGAGAAGACGAATCGCACGATTGGCTGCAATCTGTTCACGGTCATCAAGCTCCTCAACTGGCGAATAATCAAATGTGAACTTGATTCGACCGGACCTGACTTCCTCAGGATCTTCAAAGTCGATCAAAAGCTGGTGCGTCATCTCGTCCGCAAAAACCTTCTGCAACGGAATCAATCCGTGGACGTATGCTGCCCTGATGGCATCTGCGTAGGTTCCGTATGCACCCGTGTTGTCTGTGTTCAGCCCCAGAACCGATGTGTTCAGCCCCATTGCCGCGAGAACCGTAGCCTGTGCCGACTTGGGAATCTCTACCAGACCGATCTCTTCCGGCGTGAATCCCATCTTGTGCAGTTCGTAAGCACCCGTCAAAACGGTAGGGTCTCCACGCTGGTCACCTGTGAGGGCATCCTTGAGCCGAGATTTGATCGCCTTGGCGTCGTCCTCTGAGACCGTGAAATCACCCTTGGGGGTCGCGATAAGCCCAGGAACCGCAAAATTGCGAAGCAGAGAGGCTGTGTAGGTGGATGCCTCGTTCAAAACTGCAATCTCACGCACATGGGCGAGCAGAGGACTCCAGCCGACCCGATCCTGATCCATGTCGATATAACGCCGGATATGAATCACCCTGTCCGCAGGAACGTCCAGCATCTTCCCGTTGATGTTGTATCGCCAGGCTGTGAGGTAATCTGATCCGTCCGTTGGAAAGAGGGGAGAAACCTTGTCGGCCCTCCAGATCTTCAGTTCCACTGGCTCGCCCAGGCGATTCTTGATCTTCTCGATCCAGACATTGCCGTAACAGCTTGCGTCCCTGACATATGCACCGACAAACGCTGCTTCACCCACGTAAGGGTGAGGACGACGTAACAATGTCAATGCAGGGTGGTTATGGATCGGATCTTCGATTCCTTCGTCATCCACTCGCACCACTTGTAGATTCGGGACGGACCAGTTTCTGGCAAGCCAGTCGATACCGGAAGCTACCGTGGAGTTCTTCCATAAACCCTGGATAAGCATTTCCGTGTAATCGTACGTTGTTCCTGGTAGCCAAACGCTATAAGGGCGATATCCACCACCCATCCCACCCCAACCGGAGTAGGGCGTTTTGCCGCGAAACAGCGATTTGAACGATCCGTATAATCCCATATACATATCATAACATAAGCAGATGTGCATAACAAGATGG